TCAGTCCAAATCAGTCTTTAAGACATCTTTTAGAGGGTAGATATCAACATGTATTAAGAAGACTGCTGTACTGCTCTGTGTAACTGTCGCAGTCCTTTCATGTTCTACTCTAAATGTTAAATTATCTAGTGAATCAAACTCTGGTTTCTCATATAATGGATGATTACTGTATCCATTTAATGATGATATACCCCAAGTATATCTATGAAATGATTGTCCACTTGTCATGGCTCTCATGATGCCATTTGATGCACGAAGTAATGCTTCATTATCTGCAATAGGTTCGTGTAATTCTGATAAACTTTTTCCAACCTTTTCACCAGCATTCCATGATGACGGAAAGGCTACGAAACATGCTTCTAATTTACCATTATGCATAATAACCACATCATCTTCAATTACCATACCTAATTGTTTTACATCATCACATTCAGTAAATAAATGATAATTATCATGTTCATTAAAAAGTCCTAACTTTGCTGCTGTCTTTTCAACTAGTTTTTCTTTTTGTGCAATCTCTGTTTCAAACCAAATGTTGTCACCTAGATTATTTAATTCAATTAGTTTTTGGTTTTGTATTTCTAGGTCAGTTTCATTTACATTGAACTTAGGGTTTTCACAAGGATTGAAAACTGGCTTCATATCAAAGGGGTTTCTAATTACATGCTCAAACATCACTACAATTTTTTTCTTCTCTTTCTCTCTTTTTTTCTATTCTTGATAAATCAATTAATACTAATATCATTGCTAATACAGCAATCACATATACAGTTATATCTGGGATGAATATATTCATTTGACCTCTTTAATTTCTTGAACAACACATTTTGGTATGATTGTAGAATTACCACAGTCATCAATGCTGCCATCTTCTTTAAAATTAAAATCTGAAACGATTCTAACAATGTCATCATCATCATCACTAACTAAAAAACCTGTGCTCAAACATCTAGGTAATTTACTTTCTTTTACATCTTCTATACTTTGCCATGATGAATCTGATGTAATATCAATCCAATATACATGGACAAATTTATAGGGTATCTTTTTGATTGCTCTACTCATAATACATAACCTCTGGTGTTCATACCGACCCTATGATGAGGTCGAGAGAGAGTGGGTCGATATGAACGGGAACTATTTTGTAACCTCATTTTTACTAGCCATTATAACAGACTAAACAAGACTTGTCAAGTACTTTATACGCCAGATGCACTACCTGGTGCTTGTGGGTATTTTGGTGCTTCTTCTTGCATGAAATTTTCATCCCATTTAAAAGCCTCTCTTACTACATCTTTCGATAAACCTTTATATACTTGATGTAATTTTTTATCTTTTGCTGCACACAATAATTCTGCTTCACTTTCATGAAGACCTTCACACATTTGAATAAACATGTTTTCTTTTTGTGCCTGTGATGTGTCATTGTCTGCACCTTTAATGAAGTGCCATAACTTCCTTGCTTCACTTTGAAGAACAGTATGTTCTGTTCCCATAGGTGCATCATTTTTTTTGTATGGTACTTCACCTGTTGGTATCACCCATTCTTTAGTAGGGTCAAAAGATGCTTTCAATAACATTCTTAGTGAACTTGAATCATTCACTATTAGTATTGCTACCTTCTCTGATTTTGTTTTCGCCTTATGTACTTTATCAAGTACCTCTGAAAACAATGGTGTAAAATTGCCTTGTCTTGCCATTTTAAAATTCTCCAATTTGTTCAGTTAGATTTTTCAATCTTTTATCTATAAAATAATTTAATAGTTTACTTCTGTCACCACAAGTAGCACTCTTAAAATCATCTAAGATATTGCCTTCTAATTTTTCTGGTATATTATCCAAATTAATTAGTTTGTCATTCCTTTGATAATTTCTTTTCACTTCATCATTTAAATCATCAATGTCTTGAGCCAATATACTCTGCATCTTTTTAGATGTTAAGGGTCTTTGCCTTAAATCATCTGTAAAAGTATGGTCTGGTGATAATACATTTGGAATACCATCTGACTTGTCACCTTTTAGTATATGTTCTTTTATATATACAACCGCGTCAACACCATTTACATGTTTTTTAGTAATCGGACTGTATTGTCTTACATTGTCATATTTTTGTAACTGTATAAAGTCTTTATCACCTGATACAATCATGATTTTTTCACTTTGATAATGTTTACATAATATTGCAATTACATCATCTGCTTCTGCCCCATGAGTTTCTACAACTTTGTAGGGTAGAAATTCTTTTATCTCATCTTTAATCTGATTCAGAACTCCAAATATTGAATCCCAATCTTTACTATCTGCTTCTCTACTTTTTCTACGACTATGTTTATATTGTGGAAATACTTCTCTACGCCAATATGCTCTTGAATCGTAAGTAAGAACTATTTCACCATAGTCTTCATTAAACATTGTTCTATACATTCGTACAGAATTTAATATCATATGTCTGACCATTTCATCATCTAACTCACCTTTATTCATGTGCAAGTGCATCATTAAAGATGCCAATGAGATTTGATTCATGTCAACTAATATCATTTTAAACTAATCCATTCTTGTGTTTGATTTAAATCTGTTTTTTCAAAAACACCTTCACCCTCAGCTCTAGGATATGCAACATAATGATATCCACCTATATTGTCTGGTCTTTTTCTCACAAAAAAATGTAAATTTGTTGAAAGTTTATTTAATTCTTTTTTTAATTTATTTTTATCTTTTTCTGATAATTCATTTTTCATGTCTTGGACTAAATCACCTGTATAGTATGTTATGCCCATACTATAATCTTTACTTTCTTTTACATATTTTTTTAATACTTTAATTATCTCTAGTAAGTTTGTATTTTTCATAACTCTGTGCTTTGATTTGATGGTCTATATCTAATAATCAGACAAGCAATTGCAATCAATAATATTGCCCCTGCCTCATAAATTAAAGTACTTGGTTCCATATCTTTGCCTTGTAGTATTATCAATCTTGATAATGCCGTCATGGCAATGAACAATGGTAATGTGATAGGTATCTTATTACTCATATAGAATACACCAATCATACCCAAGACCTCTGTGTATATAAACAGTAATAATAAATCAGGTAAGTTAACTTTACCTACCATGTATATTGTTACTATCTCTTGTATGGTTGCAATAATTGTTAGTACTGCAATCACACCTAGTAATCCTTTTTCTACAATTTTTATTAAATTCATATTATAACTCTCTCGTTTAGAAAGGGTGACCCGAAGACCACCCCACTAATTCTTAAATAATTAAGAAGCGTATCCTACGCCGTTACCATAAAGTGCTTTGATTCCAGCAGCCACGATAGTTTTATCTGCTCTGCCGTTCATCAATACTGCACCTACACCAGCATTAATAATTGCTTGTGTTGGTTCACCCATACGATATGATGTACCATCAGCAGTTTTGTTGATGTATATCATATAACCTTGACTTCTTAATTTATCCACCATTGCTTGTGGTGAAGTTAGGTCAAAGGTGTTTCTTAATTGTGTCCATGTAATTACATCCCCTTTTTCGAACGCATTAATTACTCTTTGTGTTTTTGATAGTTTCTTTCTACCCATATTATAATCTCCTATGATTATTATTGTTTGTAACTAAGTTAAAGCCTCGTATAGTCATATCGGCTATTACATTATTGTAATTCTTTTTAATCTTCATCTTCATCATCTTTTTTATCAAATAATTTTTTACTTCTTAATTCATGTAAAGAACCTTTACTCTCATCATCTTTATTCCAATTTGTGATATCTTCTAATTCTGTATCTGGTTCAAACTGTATCTCTGTTTGATTATCATCTTTAATATCTTCTGCCATATCAACTAATTCTGATAATAATGGTGCATTAAATCTTGAATAATATACATCTACATCATCATCTAATTCAGAAGGTGATGGTGACATTATATTATCAAGTAATCCTTGTATAATATGCGGTAACTTTTCTTGTCTTGATATAATACCTTTAACTGTTTCAGATAAAAATCCAATATCTAAACTAAATCTTTCATCTGTAATATCATAACCATATTCACTAACTGTATGAATTAATTGTACCATAACTTTTTCAGTTATAACTTCTATTCTATCAAGCTTTTCTTGATATTTTTTGTGAGTATTATTTTTATCTAAAGCTTTATCTAACTTTTTCTTTGCCCACTCACCATTATTTTCTATTGGTTTGTCACCCCAAGGGCCAATGACTACATTTGTTTTATCATCTTTTTTATCTGTCATGATATAATCTTTTTCTCGACTGGTACAACTGCACCTATATATTGTAAATAATTATCTCTAATTTCTGTTTTAGGTTCATTGATTGTTATTATATTTTCTTCTTTAATATCAAATTCTTCATTCTCAGCAAATGGTATGAAAGGTGAAAAGTATAATTTACTCTCTTGACCTGAACTTTGATTTTGTTGCATCGGTATAAGTACAAAAGGTTTTTTTATTGTAGTGACTGTTTTATCATTATCTGAATATTCTTGATTAGTCACTTCTGCTACAATGTCCTCGCCTGTAGTGAGGCGTAATAATTTTACATCTGTCATTTTATTGTCCTGCCTTTCTTCTATAGTTTCTTTTATAATTATGTGGCCCTGGTGTTTCTCTAAGTTTCCTTAACCATCTTTGTCTACCTGCAGACTTAGCCAATCTATTCTTTTCACTTTTCTTAGTGTAGAATTGTCTTTCGTTTGCCTCGTTAAGAACTCCAGCTTTAAGAATTTTCTTTTTGAATATTCGTAATGCTTTACTTATATCATCACCATGAACTCTTACACCTAACCCAGATACTTTTTCCTCTGGTTGTTTTTTCTTAAAGTTTTTTTTCCGTTCGTAATTATGAACTGAAAACTTTTGTCTAGGTTTACTTGAACTACCTTTCATTAACATCCCTCTCTTATTAAAAATTGTTCCATTTTATTATAATCGCCATCTAGTTTTTCCATAAAACTATCTACCTTTACTTCATCATTATTAAAGTAATCATATAATTTACTAATAATATTCATTTCTTTTTTTTCTTGTGCCTCATACTCTCTATCTAATCTTTCTTCTTCTGCTATTTCTTCTGGTGTAGGTTCATCCCATATACCCATTTTACAACCCTGGTCATTAAATAAACCTAGTAATCTATCTTTTTTCCAAATGTAAGTTTTAGTAAATCCTCTATCTACTTCAAATTTATCATCACCTACATAACGAATAAATGTGCCAAGATATTGTTCTTTACTTTTACCATAACCAGTAATGTAAACAACAGTCTTGCCTTCTAAAAATTTAGAGTGTGTGTTCGTTATTGGTATTATTGTTTCATCTATTTCATTCATCACTAAAAATTATCCTTGTAAATTTGGTCGGTCATTTGATAGACAACTGCCAAGGCATCATATTTGTTATCGAAACCTAAGATACCTAATGTTTCTAAATTTTTATCTAAAATATCTAATGCATCATCTTCTGAAATGTCACCACCCATTAATTTATCGGCAGTCACATTTAGAATATTTTCAGCATCATCCATTATCATTCCTTTTACAGCACCCATAATTAAGCAACCTCCAACATTGACATTGGTACAGAATATCTACGACCCTGTATATCAACGGTACATCTTTTTTGTTTAATTTTAATAAGTGTACCCAACTCTCTTTTAGTCTTTTGAACTACATACACTTGCTGACCTTCTTTTAATGATGACTTTGCATTCATCACTTGCACATCACGAATAAAATCTATCAGACTATTTAGCTCTGATAAATCCATACTCATAACCTCTTTTCTTATACTCTCTTTCATAATTTACCTCTTTTATTTAATTTACATGACCATCTTAACATATCCATACAAGGAATGTCAAGGGTTATTTTAATACTTTGAATTTGACTTATGTCCTTGTTCATCTAGGGGTTTTTCCCAATATTCTTTATCAAATATGGGGTGATTCCAATATTCTCTGATATGAGAATAATTCTCATCTAGATATATCATACAAGTCCATACATTAGGGAATTGTCCTCTCTCATCCATGACTTGTATATGATAATCAATCTCATCTTTCATTTTTTCTATGTCTATACTCATATTTTCCTCTCTCTTTCTATGATTATGTAGCTATTATGACAGGTCATACAACTATTGTCAAGGCCTAATTTGGCCCTATTTTTGAGGGGTGTAAATGAGAATCATTCTCATTTAGAGGGGTCTATAGATAGTGATTAATTCTTCCTTTCCTTTGACTTTGATTTCATCAACTTTCATAGATTTTATATTGTTTAATTTTTCCATAGTATATGATGAATATAGAGTAGATACAATACCACCATTTTCATCTTTGTAATTTCTTGTTGCAGCCTCTAATCTTGCGGCCAGGTTTACTGCATCTCCAATGACTGAATAATCGAATCTTGTATCACTACCCATATTACCAACTATGCATGTTCCTGTATTGACACCAGAACCTATATTGATATCTGGTAGTCCTCTTTCTTTGAAATCTTCTTTTAGTCTTTCTGTTTCCTCTGCACATTCGATAGCAGTCTTGACCGCCATCTCTGCATGGTCTTCACAATCAAGTGGTGCATTCCAAAATGCCATAATACAATCACCCATATACTTATCAACTGTTCCACCATTCTCTAAAACAATTTTAGTCATACGATTCAGATAGTCATTGATAACTTCAACTAATCCCTCTGGGTCATCTTTGTTTTTATAGTATTCTGATATTGGTGTAAATCCTACAATATCCATAAACAGAAAACTCATCTCTTTTCTTTCACCACC